TTTGAGTTAATCCAACTGCGAACACGAAAGGTTTTGACTGAGCTGTAAATAAGTAAGCATCGTCATCATCAAACGTACCATCCATAATAACAGATGTACCAAAGTGGAATAATGTTGGAGCTGAAGTTGGAGAATCTCCATTTTCAATTTCATATCTTGCAGGTAAGTTTCCTGAACGTAAATATGATTCATTTAATTTGTTGTTGTGTACAAATTCATGGTGATAATGAATATGTCCTTTGGCGTCTTTTGTACCAAAACGAATTTTACCAGCACCATACCAAGAATAGTCAGCATAACACATTTGAATTTTATGAATATCTAAAACATATCCATTCGGACCAGTTCCATCACATGGATCAATGTTCCAATTAGCTTGTTCTACACGAACATCTTCACGAAGTGTTGCTTTAATTCCAGCAGCTGTAATTCCACGATAAGGAGGTTGAACCACCAAACGAGAATCAGAGTCAATTGAGATAACACGATATACTTGACCTCGTATTTGTATATAATCTCCAACAATAGTTTGTGTTGAGAATGCAGTGTTTGTTCCATTTATTACTTGAGAGTTTTTAGTTGCACTAACAAATCCTGACAACTGAAGTGTAGAAGATCTTCTTACAGCATATAGTTTTTGTCCATCATATTCAAAGAAGAAACCATTTGCATCATCAAACATACCTGCACGAATAGCTGATTGTGACCAACTATTTCTACCATATTCTGGGAATCCTGCAGCATTTTGTTGTTGCGGAATAGCACCAATAAGATATGTAAATGTGTTTATATCTATTACTGAATTTACAGAGAATGTTCCGTTATAAACGTTGTTTCCAGTTGTCACAAGAGCTTTTTCTATTATAACACTATTTCCAGCAACTAAGTTGTGTGGTTCTTGACAAGTTGCTCTTACAGCATTTATTGTAGCACCACCAGTACCAAGATTTACATACTCAAGTTTTTGTAAAGTTTTCAAAGGCGAAAAGTTAATCGCAAATGAGTTTTGTATACCTTTACCAGATTGATATCTAAAGTATTTACGAGATTGACGAACAATCTTGCTATTTGGTGAAGTTCCTGCTGTTATATCGATACCTCCGTCGAATGATTTATGTAAAGAAAAACCATCTGGACGTAAATTCACAGAAGTAATTGTAGCATAAGTTGCAGTTGTAAATGTAGAAGTAAATGCTGGAAGTAATGGATCTATTGACATTTCAGTATCAGAAACAACACGATCAATAGAAAATTCTTTCAAAGAAGTTCCAATGTAAATATAAATTGTATCAAATCGTTTAAATTTACTTAAGAATCGTGTACCAGTACCAGTTATTGTTCTTGCACCTGATGTTCCACTCACTGATCCTGTTTGCTTAGTCGTTTTCAAAACGTTTGTTGTTGTGATCTTCTGAGTTTGTGTAGAACCTGTTGGTGTTAATTGCATTATAGTTCCCGCAATTGCTGAAACATAAGAGTTTGCTAAAGAAATAGCAATTTCAGAAACAGGGACAGCATAAAGATAATTGTTATCTACACTAGCTGCATTAACTATGTCAGTGTTTCCAGCTCCTGGAACATAAGAAACTAATTGTCCAGGATAGAAGTTTGTAGGATTATAAGGATTTGATACTGTTCCTAAAGTGATTGTGTCAACTGTAGCATTAACAGCTCCACTATTCGCATCAGAACGAGAATCAAAAGAATATGATCTCGCTGGAATTTTAAATGTAGCAGGTACTACGATTGATGTAGATGTTGGTACAGATTGTATTGTATAGATACCATCATAAGCACCATCTTGAGAAAATACGTTAAAAGTTTGTACTCCAGAACCTGAAGAAGTAAGAAGAATTGTTCCTACTGAAGCTGAAACAACAAGTTTAAGTTCCCACCAGTTTGACATTCCTGGAACAGCAGCATTTACACCTGATGTTGGAGAAACAGTCACACTCACACCAACTGGAGAACCAGTTAAGAATGATGAAATATCTTTTGGAACCCATGTTGGTTCATTTTGAAAAATACTTGAATCTTGTCCATTTACTGCACCAATGTTATAAACTATATTATCAGCAAATTTTGTTCTTAAAAAACGAGCTGAAGTTGATAATTTTCCTCTATGTTGTATCTGTGTCACAGTACATTGTGTCGGTACTGATCCTAATGGTGTTTCAAGATTTACAGTAAATGCTTGGTTTAAACTAGTAGATGTGCTTCCGAAAGCAGAAGTTGTAGCAGTACCAGAACCAGAAGTATTTGCAGTTTTAATAATTAAACGAGAATCGTTTACAAATTGAAGAGAGTAGTTTGTACCACTTGTTAAACCACCAATTACAGTTCCTGGAGTCGAATAAGTTGCAGTTGTTTGTCCTGATATTTTGTGGTTTTGAATATAAATTGTGTTATAAAGTACATTAGTTTTATTATTTGTAATCGTAAATGCTGCTGGGAAAGAAGCTATATCATTTGTAAATGGTGTAGTTCTAGATGTAAATCTTAAGTAATTTGAGTTTACAACGTTCGCTGTCACAGCAAATTCTGAAACAGTATAAGGAACAACTGTTGATGATGAATTTACAAATGCAAATCTATTTGTTGTAGAATAGCCAGCACCAGTAATTGCAAGTGTACAAGTTTCATTATTTGTAATTCCATGAGCTGGAGCATAAAATGTATTTTTTAATGCAGTTAAATCATCGGCAAAACCAAAATATATTTCAGATGTTGTACCATAAGCTGCAGTACCTGCTTCTGGATAATTAATAGTCATTCCACCAAGTGTAGTTGTACCAGTCACTTGAAAATTATATGGAGGGTTTCCAGTTCCATATCTTCCATTATTTCTTGTATTTGCTTGGTTTGTAAAACCATCTAATGAACCATTTGTAGAAGATCCGTTTGGTACTCGACCTTGGAATCCTATAATTCTACTTCCTGAACGTGCACCTTTACCAAAAGTAGCTCCAGCAAAATCTGCACCAGAGTGTGATGTGTTTAAAGATGTTGGTACATGGTCTATTATTATATAAAAGATAACACGATAATTTGAAGTAGGATTACCAAATTTATCTCTGTTAATCGCACCAAATTGATATTCAACATCTATAAAATAACTACCACTGCTTACATAAAAAGTATTTGTAATATCTAAGTTTGGAAATTCGCTTCCACCACCTGAACCTTTAGCAGCAAGAGAATAACTAATATTACCAGCACCAAGATTTAAATAATTTTTTCCTAAAAAAGAAATGTTAATTGGACTTCCTGCAACGTTTGCACCTTCGAAATATAATTCATTAATTATTCCTCTAGTTGGAACACGAGTTGCTCCCATTATACTTTGTACGTTCCATGTAAATGAATTTGTGTTTGTGTTATTGATATAACCTACATCAAAGTTTCCTGTAGCACCTGTAGTCACGTTTCTTGTAAAGAAAGCAGTAAATCTTTGGCTGTCTTGTTTACTTTCAACTTTATAAACTAATCCAAGTCTTGGAAATCCTCTTGTTGTAGATATTGCTGTAAGATTTACAAAACTCGCAAGTGTACCATAATCAGTAGCTAATTTAATTGTATTAGCATCTACAATAGAAGCATAATAAACTGTTCCATCTGTCATTCCACCATTTGTTGTAGCTGTTGTATCATCGCCACGAACAGGATCGTTGAAAAGTAATGCTGCATTTGCAGTTAATCCATGAGAGTTCCATGTGATTTCATCTGCAGCTGCATTAATGTCTGAAGTTTGTAAATATTTTCCGTAAGTAGTTTGCCAATCCCAAGTGACAACTGGACGATCATATTGAAGATCTGCTGAACCAGTAGATGCAGTTCCATCTATAGTATTCACAACAGTAATAGTTGGAGATGAATCTATAAAAGGACGACCATCAGGGGCAGTTAATGTTGGATCTGTAATTGTTAATTCTTTAGGACCAATTGTTTGTCTTAAATATAATTTTGTTCCAATTTTAAGACCATGAGGTTCTAGTGTGTTTATAGTTAAAGTTGACGGAGATGCTCCATTTGTTTGAATTGGAGAAATCGGATTGTCTGATGAATCTACTGCATTTAAATTTAAAATTAAATTTGATCCTTCAAAAAACTTAGCAGGAACAACTGAAGAGTATGAACCAGCAACGTTTTCTGTAGCAACTGCAGCTTGATCTATTTCGTAGAAAAATTCTGTAGTACTTACAACACCTGTGACTAGGAATGCTCCTTCACACGTAATATTGCTAACACCTGTGACTTGAATAGCATTTCCTATTACTTGTCCGTGTGGAAGTGTAAATATACATCTTACTTGTTTTGAATTTGCTGTAGTATTAATTGAAGTTAATCCTTCAAGAGTTAAATCTCCTGAAGATGAGTAAATTGTAGGAATGTTTAAAACTGTTTGAAGTGTTTCCCATTTTGTTGATTGAGAACCATATTCAAAGTCAGTGTCGATTAAGTTTTCTGGTTGTGAAATACGAAGTTTATTAACTGGATCGAGCATGGCTTCTTCGAAGCCTGTTCTAGCGAATTCTTCTTCTATGAAAATTTGTAATTTAGAATTAGCTGTGATTTGAGGAGATGTTGTTCCAAAATTTACAGCAAGAATTAATCTAGTTTGATCAAGTGCTGGATCGTATACACAAGAAGTAGCACCTAAAGTGCTATCAGCAAAATTGTAAATAATTTTACCTGCACCAGCAGTGACGTTTGTGATTAATAGAAGTCTTTCGATTGGTATATTGCCATCTAAAAATACTGCATTTTGAGCTACATCAATATCAGATGCTAAGAAGAGTTTTTTTGCCATTGCTTGTTTCCTTTAGGATTTAATTATTAACATATCGTGGGTTTAAATTATCACTCTTATTGTATATACCAATAGGTGCTGTGATTAAATACATACCTTTTCCAGTAAAGGTTATATCTTTATCATAAACATCTAAACCAATCGGACGATATTTTTCAATTGTTCTACCATCTATATTTATATTATCATCTAGTGAGATAAACCTATAAAAAGATGTATTTTTGTTTATTTTAAAAATTTCAGGCGAATTATTCAATATATTTGAATATCCATCCCAAATTATTTTATCAAGTGGATCTGAAACACAATAAAATGTGCTTTTTTCAGATACAGTCTTTAATCTTACGTGTTTTTTACTCGCTGTTTTGAGTATTTCTTCATCTGAAGGGAGTGAATTACCGAAATAATCTTTTCGATCACCATACCCTTTCATAATATTAGAATAATGGAATCTAAAGTTTGGTCCCATTACCCCTAAATCTTGTTTTGTGTCCCAATCACGAATTGAAACTAATCCTTCTTTTAAAACTGTAAGAGTACACAGTTCTACGTTTGGAATACCAATCCATCCTTCTTTATCTTTAAAACCTGTTGCTTTTTGAAGAACTAAATTGTCTCTACGATTACTAAAAACTATTTCCCAATCCCACTCATCACTCGATTTAAATCTCATAATATAAAAATGGTTGGTTATCCACCAAGAGCGATTGACATTGCCATTGAAATTTCACTCGGATCAACAGTTTGCCATTTTGCTCCATTATAAAGTTCGTATTTGCCCAAAGTTGTATTGAATCTCATATCTCCAATAGTTGGAGCATTCGAACGATTAGTGCTTGTATCTGCTACTAAGCCTGTTCCTTTACCTTTTAATTTAAGGTCGTCTTGAATCGAGTTCGAAAGAATTTTGCTAATAGGCATTTTACTTCCCTTATTTAGTATTTTTATACGTTTGCTATATACGTTAAATTAATTAATAACGTACTTGTACCTGTTAAATTTGCAACTGTTGCAGCAGTTGAACCATCAGTAGTAATTTGCAACGTTAATGTATTTGCTATTGTATTAACATATGGATTTGTCATACTAGTCGTATTTGTAGTTAAAATAGTTGAATATTCATCTATTACATTACCACTATTATTTATAGTATATGGTAAGCCACCAATCTTAATAGAACCAGAATTTCCTGCTCCTAACGAAGACACTACCATACGAATACTTACACGAACTAATCTTCCAATTTTAATAAATTTTCCTGCTGCTGTTGAAAGCGATATAGGTGTTCCACCAATCGTTGCTGGAACAAGTGTGGGTGAAAAATCACCCTCTTTATATTCATCAAGTGTATTTGCGTCTACACTTGGAACTGCAGTTCCAGGAAATACTATATTTGCATTTGCATTAATTGCACCATTAAAAGTCACTGCAGCAGCATATGACTGAGTAGTATTTGCTAATGGGTTGTGCGGAGTATATCCAATATTTGCAATCGCTACACCAGCAGCAAGTTTAGAACTTGTAATTGTTGTATTAGCTATTTTAGTTCCAGTTATTGTTAAATCTTGAAGAGCAGATGCAGTTATAGAACCATCTGTAAAAGAATTTCTTGAAACTGTGCTAAACCCTAAATGAAGTACATTTACATTTACACCAGCATTTAATGCTGATTGAGTCACTAATTCGTTTCCATTTGATAGAGTATATCCTGTTGTATCAGTTTGTACTACTCCATTCAAAGTCACTAAAATACTTTGAACACTTACAGGTACTTTTGACAGTACAAATGTTTGTTGACCTTGCGTAGCTGTAAATTTATCAACTGTGAAAGTTTTTAAATTATCCGATAAAGCCAAATCTGTGACACTTCCAGCTGTTGGGTTTATTTGATAATTACTTCCACCCATGTGGTTAATTATAATTTTTTGTCCTGCTTTTGGATAACCTGTAAATTGTAATGCTTTGAATTTAAAAGTTGAAGATGCAGTTATAGAAAATGTTCCAGCTACAACGTTTTCATATGTAATTGTGTCATTTAAATAATTTACAGATAATGGTTCTACATAAGAAATAGTTTGTCCACCATTTGCTACTGTGACAAAATTTTGAGTAGACGTTTGAATCACATCTATATAACTTGATGTGGCAGCTGCAACTATTCCAGTCGCATTAGAACCAGCTTGTGTTATTTTGTCTGAAATTTTAGGTGCTTCTATTTCAGTAGAATGTGAAAATACTGTAAAATACTTATCGTCTGATATTATTGCTGAAGTGTTTGCTCTTGCAGTTAATCCAGTTGGTGTTATAGCTAAGTAATTATTTGCAGTGACATCATAAATTATTACATACTCAGTTATTTGATTATTTAAAAATGTACCAGATACAGTTATACCAACAAAAGGATTTGGTTGAGTTAGTGAATCTGTTTTATTTAAAGTGACAGAAGCAATTAAATTATTATTTGAAACTAAACGTTGTTCTAATCTAAATGTGTTTCCAGATCTTCCTGAAAATATACCAGTTCCATTTAATAATGCATTAACTGATTGATATACGTTTCCAGATAATGCATAATCTACAACCCCTGTGAATGTGCTTCCAGTTGGTTTTGCAATTGTGACATTCTTAATACTATTTGAGCTAGCACTCGAAAGAGTCAATCTTTGAATATCTTTAATAGTGTAAGCACTAATTGGTTCTTGAGGAACATTATCAACAAAAGCAAGAACATTACTTTCAAACCCTCCAGGAATTTCCTGTGAAAGAACATATTCTCTCTGTGTACCATTTCCAACGAATTCATCTCTTGGACGAATTTGAGTTGAGAGTGGTGATACTGTTGATGAACCAATATAAGCCATTTTTTATTTTTTCTTAGTTTATTATACGTCTTCTAAAACACTTGCCACAACATCAACTGATGTAGCTGTGTTTGAAACTACTTTTAAAACTTCGTTTGCTTTTAATACTATTTTTTGTCCTGATATAAGCTGCAAAGTTCCACCTGCTGGAACTGGTGCATTCTTAACAAGATAAAAATCTGACCCTGATGAAGTTATATAAGCATCAACTTGAATAGCTGCATTTATTTTATTGCATACATCTAATTCAATTACGATACTTTTTTTACTCGCAGGTGTTGTGTATATAGTTGCAGGGGAAGTTCCTACGTCTCTTGCAAGACCATTTGTAAATACATTTGCCATTCTATTATCCTAGTGCGATTGTTATAGCCAAAGAAAATCCACGTGCTTCATTAATACCAGCAACTAAATCTGGTTGAGCATTATCGAGTAATGCTAAATCACCAATATAATCTTCTTGGTTATTAGTTTTTGTAATTACTTCATTCGTTTGAACACGCCATTGATCGAACGTATTCGCCTGAGATACAGTATTTACAACTGCTTGTTTTGCCATTGTTTATTTTCCTTGTACTATTTGTTTTAAAATATTCTTAATTTCTGATATATCATTCTTAAGACTATTTATTTCATTCTCTATTGTTCTTGAACGAAGACTTGCATTCTCTTGTATTCTCTTGTATTCTTCGTATTCAGAATTAGATGTGTTAATTACTGCTTGTGTATGAACGTCCCTTTTTAAACTAGGATGATCTTTCACTTTAACAAATTTCATATATTAACTATAAGCAATTACTCTTAAATTTTTAACTTTTGGTACATAAACAGGGTTTGTTGATTTAAATACCAGCTTAATCTGTAAGTTTTTAAATGCAGCAATATTCTCTAATGTAGCAATTCTTTCTCTAAACACATCTAATGAGTCTTTTGATGTAATAGGTAAAGTTATTGAATTAAATTTTAACGTATTTAAATTTACTTCATCGTTCCAAGCACGATAATAAAGAGTTAAATCTGTATCGTTTGGTATATTTGCGTCAAATATAACTTTAATATTATTTGCAGGGTTTGTTAATGCTAATGTACGAGTTATATAGTTAGCTAAATTTGTAGATCCTGTTGGAGCATAATCATCAACAAAAGCATCATACTGTTGTATTTTCCAAGAAGCTAATGATTTTCTTACAGCCATTACTGTCGAAGTAATTGCTACTGTAGCATTTGCTGCAATTGTAATTGAACCAGAAGCAACAGCAGTGACTGTTCCAACTACTTTTTTCTCTAATCTTTGTGCTGTTCCACCATCTGGTGTCACTACATCATATAATGTTGAAGATACAATAATATCACCTACTGAAATTCTTGATGTATTATCTGCTGTTGATGAAATAGATGTGCTACTCGCAGAAGAAGTTTGAACACCCTCTAAATTAAATTCTAAAAAGTCATTAACTACATCAAGGAACATAGTGTTTGTTGTAGGAATAGCTACAAATGGTCTATCTAGTGTAATTGTCACTTTATTTCCATCTGCTGAACCTGCGTATCTATCTAAACTAAATTCTTCAGCTACATTTGCTATTTCATAAGTTCCATCTAATTTATTTGTGTAAATTCCTGTTAAAATTAATTCTGCCCCAATTTGTGTATTTGCTAATAAATTATCAGCAGCATCAATCCATGTCACTAGCTGACCATTTCCTGCAGCATTATGAGATAATTCAACTACTGGTCTTGCGACTATTTTATAAGCAACACCACTTGCATTTGTTGCAAGAGCATTTGCAGTTAATACGATTGTAGTTGCATTCGTAATTGTAGCAATTACACCAATCGCAGTATCTCCAACACGAATAGTATCTCCAACTCTTGCTTCAGTTGTAAATGATGTACTTGTACCACTTACTGTAGTTGAAGATGTGCTTGTAGTAATAGTTCCTGTTCCTGTAATAAAAGTATCTGAATCTACTACTGTGTTGTTGATTAATATATTACGATTATCAACACCAGAAACATTTAAGTTAGTTCCAGTTTTATTATCTATTGAATTTGAAATAGCATAGATTGATGATTTTTGTAAATCAATCACAGGTGATATATTTGGATTAGTTGATCTTAATTGAGCACGTATTTTTAAACTTGGTCTCTTTAATAGAGGAGAAGTTGAAAGTAATACTTGGTTCTCATAAGATTTAATTACTTTTCTACTTGTGAAATAATAATTTTCATTTGCAACCATTGGTAAGAAATCAGTAGGTGTACCAGCAGCATCTGAAGCAGAAACAAAATAGTTTATACTTGTATCTGTAAAGATTAAATCGTTAGTTTTTAAATAAATAGCATCTACGTTTAATTGGCGAGAACATAAAACATTTGTTCCACCAACGTTTGATTTTACAAAGTTAGCAGTTGTTCCTGTTAATAAATTTACAGCATTTGCATCAGTAGTTTGTAATTGTATCATGAAAGAATCTTTAGTTAATCCTTCAGCTAATACAAAATGAGATCCATTTAATAATGTGTGCGGTGCGCCATTTGGTGAAGCTGCACCATAAAGTCCTGGAGCGACACCTGATATAATTGCAACATCATTAAAATTAAATCCATGATTTCTAGCTTTCACTCTCACATGTGGTGTTGATGGAGTAAATTCAAAAGGATTTTCATCTAATGTAAATGTAATTGGTGGATTAGCTTTTAATTCAACATCAGCAACAACACTTGTATCAAATGTACAAGAGTATAATTTAAATTTCATATCCAATAAAGGATTAATTTTATATTCTTGTGAATTTTGTGATAGATATAAAGATCCAGTTAATGGTTGTTGAGTAATGATGTTTGTGGTAATTAAATCCTCTTCTCCTAATTCAGAAATAAATATTTTTGCTCCTGGCTCGTCAGTTCTTACTACGATAGCATAAGTTTCATTATCTTGTAAATATACAGGTGCTAAAAATTTAAAGTTAGTTGCAGCTAAACCATTTGCTGATACATTAATCTCAGAAGGAGATTTAGTCACAGTTGTAAATGGAACTACACGTGAAGATGGTACACCATTATTAGTCACTCTTAATTCAACAATAATAGGTCTTGCTCCTGCTTCTTCAAAATATAAATCTACTGAAGAAACGAAAGCACCACCTTTTGATGAAACTATAAACGTTTGTGCTACAGGATCATGTCCTCTTTGTATTGTGTAAAGAAGACGAGTAGTTGTAGTAGTACGTCTTGATGGTATTTCTTCGAAAACTCTATCTTGTACATATCTTACATCTCTAGAATTTACAATAGTTCTTTCTTTACTTAAAGTTGTCCCAGATGCAATATAAGAAGAAGATCCTTTTGAATCAAAATCTTGATCGTTATTTGAAATATTATCAATTAATTTAAATGTTCTTTCTCCAGTTCTAAATCTATCTGCTGGTATATTAAACACACAACAAACTGAACCATTAGAATCGGTACGAATTGAATCACCAATAGCTTTCATTGTAGGTGCGATTGAAGAATCAGTTCCACCATTAATTGAAGTTATTGTCACACGATTCTTAGCACCAGATCCTATATCAACTTCTCCAGTTAATACATCACCAATAGCAAATCCATTTTTAATATTAATTATTGAAATATTACGAACAGTTGCTGATGTTTGTGGTCCTTCGAAATTAGCAATACCACTTGCTTGTAATCTTTGTAATCTAGCACCATCTCCTGCTGGATATGCTGTAGTTGAGTAAGAATCAAATGGTTCAATTAATGAACCATTAATGTTTGCTAATGTTATTGTTGTTCCAGCTACTGCTATAACTTTAAATATTCTTAAATTTAATTGTTTTGAATGATTACTTCCAAAAGTAGTAATAGTTGAAGTAAAATTATTTTCAATTATAGTTGAAACGACTTGAGGGTTTGCTCTTACAGCATTAAAATTATATAAATGAACATGATGTCCTGGATTTATTCCTGTTGCAGATGATACAGTTAATGTAAATGATGATTCTCCAAGAGCATTAGTTATATGATTAACTGTTTGAATTACAACTGGTGTATGTACTGAATTTTTTAGTATATCACCAAAATAAAATGCTGGTTGAAATACACCTTGAGAATCTGTTCTTGCTAAATCATCTGAAAGAACTGTTTGAATAGTTTGTTGAACATTAAAGTTTAAATCAGCAGCACCACCAACTTTTGTCAAACGGAATACATCTGCTGGTTTAACATAAGAAGAATCTACTCTTATACCATCAAAGAATCCATAAAACTTAGTATCTGGTTTTAAGTTTCTAGCAATAATTGATACAGTTCTTGGACGAATAAAAGGTATATAAGAAATATCTACAACACGATCGCCATAATTTATTTGATTTACACTTCCTGATAATGATGTTTGAATTCCTTCACGTGACTGAGTCCCTGTTTGAGTTGTAATTGTTTCTTCAAAACCTGCATTCCAAGTTTCAAATTGTCTTACTTGATCTGTTGAACCAGTCCAGTTATAAGACCACTCATTCCAGTTTGTGCCAGTGACACCAATTTGTTCACCTAAGAATCTTATAGCATCATAACCATTATCGTCATTTACATTTAAATCTGGTCTTCTATCAGTTTCTTTCCAAAAGTCTCCTTCAGGTGTTAATTCAATCTCACCTTTAAATGCACCAATCTTATAAGGATTTACATCAATAGTTCTTGAAGCATTTGGATTAAAAATAAATGATGATTCAGTATATGGTAATGTAATTAAGTCATTTGTTCTCTGATAATCTCTACTTGCTCTTTGCGGACCAGAATCTAAGTTTTCAATAATATCTAAAGCATCTGTAAAGTGCATTGGTCTTAATTCTCTTTTTGCACTATCAACTGCAATACGATAATCAGGGTGTTGAACGTTTCCTATACCATGACCTGTAAATTGATCTACTAAGAATCCATTTTTAAATCTATCTAAGCCACTTGTAGCTGATTTAATACTAAATGTTGATGTTTCTTTTTCTAATAAATTTAAACTTGTGTAATATTCTAAATTTGAAAGACGTCTTTCAAGGAAACCAATATCACGCATTGTGTATCTACGATTATCACGTTTAAATATTTGTACATCTGATGCTCGTTTAGTGTAAGCTGGTAAGAAAACTGTTCCTAAAATTAATCCTTCTTTTGGATCTTCTGGTTGTTTTGGTTCGAATGCTGGTACTCCTGTAAGAATAGAAAAATTACCAACACTGTCTAAAATTAGTTTATCCCAACGTGGTAGATAATTTGCAATACTTGTATTGAAATCTGTACCAATCTTTGGTATATTTGGTGTGAATGTATTTGCACCAGAAATTACTGGACGATAATCAATAACATCATGTAATGGAATTGTAGTTGTTGTACCATCAGGATTTGTTATTTTAAATTCTGGTATATCTTCATAAGGTATAGATGAATAACTATCAACACTGAAATAGTTTCCTGTACTACTATAAGCAAAATATCTATAAACTACTTGTATAGCACCAGTTGGTATTCCTACACCATCTTTTAATACTAATGCACCTTTTTGATAATGAGATAATCTTTGTCCTGAATCTAATGTAAATCTATTAGTTATATTAATTGCACCAGCTGAACTGTATGAATTGTAATTTCCTGGAGTCATAAAAACAGAAACTATTTCACAAACATCAGCATGATCTAATAAAATAGATTTACCAGTCACAGCTAACGCAGTTGTGATAGTTTGTGTATATGAAGTTTTTGTTTTAATTTTTTCTCTAGCACTTACACCATTTTGAAATATGCTTGTTAAAAGTGTATAACTTCTTGAACCTGTTAATCCAGTAATTGTGATAGTTTTACGATTTGATTCGCTATCAAAAGAAATTGCTGCAGCAGTTAAATTTACAACTGTTTTTGCTACATTGTCAAATAATGTATAATTCGATAAATCTGTATCTGTTAAGAAAAATTCTGTGGCTTCTGTTAATGTATGAATCCAATCACCACCAGCAGTCGAAGTTGCAGTTATTGTACGTCTTACAGTTTGAGTAGAAGAAAGTACAGTATCTTGAAGAGTTGCTGCATCTAAACCACGTAAAGTTTTTGTATTTTCAATTCCTGTATTAAATACTAATGATTGAAATTCAGGATTATAGATTGGTGATGAACCACGAGCATAAACCACACCTGTGTAAGATACCGCAAAATTTCTATCAATCGTTAATGAAGTTGGTGAAGCTATTGCATCTACAAATCCAACAAATGTATTTGATGTTGTAAGAACTACAGCATCTCCTATTTTATATTCATCTTGAAATCTAGTACCAACACCTGTAAGTGTAGCAGCACCAGAAGTGCCTGATACTGTACCGATTAAAGATACTGGAGTTGTTGTTTGATCTATTTGTGCGAAAAATCCAATTGGGTTAGTTGCACCAACATCTGATATCCATTTTACATCTCTCTCAAAATTATAACCTGACTCTAATTTAAGATCAAATAAACCAAGTTTAAAAGTTGGAGAAGAATAAGAAGATGAATGTAATTGAAACGATTTAATTCTAGCAGTTCCGATTAATCCAGTTTTGTTTATATTAGTTGTTGTTCCGATTGTTGGTGGAGTAATGTGATTATCAATACCAGCCCAAAGATATATTATTCCAAATGTGCTTATTGGTGGAAGTCCTTGTACTGAATTGACTAATATATGATTTCCTACAGTTGTTCCGATAGGTTGGTCATCTAATCTTGATATGTGTCCGTTTTCGACATTGTTAATTGGTCTTGCTCTGTTTATACTTAAAAATCTAGTTGAAATTGATTCAACTTCATATCCTTCAATATATGCTTTTCCTGGATCAACAGCGATTGCTACTTTATCGTTGCTTCCATATGTAATTCCTGCAACTGGAGTTGCTGGAGCAGTAGGAAATACACCACCATTTGTGCCAGTGTTTAAATGTTCTCTAGATGTAAGATTAAATTTATTTACTTCATAAGAACCAGATTCATCAAATGTTCTTCGAGCAAAAGTTTTTTCTAATTCAGCATAAGAAGTTTTATCAACTTTATGTAATAATGAACCATCTTTTAAACGTAATAATTCTATAAATTTAATTGTATCTGTTGTGTTTAAAGTAAGTCTTTTTAAATTAACTGAAACTTTATATCTATGTGCTCCTGGAGCAGCAAAGTTATTCGAACCTTGTGCGTTATCATTTAATGTAGCATCTTGTTCTGGTGTGATTACTTCTTCTATTACTTCAAATCCTACACGAGCAGTGACTGTATTTGTAAATCTTCCAACGTATAAATGTAATTCAGGATTTTTTACAAAATATCCATCGATGTAGTATATTCCTTCTTTTACTTCAACAACTGTTCCATAACCTAATACATCAGTTGTTGGGCTATTTGTATAAACAGTTGCAGCTTGACCTGTATCACCGAATGTTTTAATAGTCACTGAAATGTCAGATACTTGATTCGCTGTTAATCTATAATTATTTGCAGTTGTATTATCAGCTGCAGCTGCAGTGATTATTTCTCCTGGAATAAATCTTTTTGTTTCACCATCATCAGCAGTATCAGTCATCTTAAAGTAAAGAGTAGCAACATTGCTATCTCCTGGAACCATACATCCGCACTCAGATGTATCAATTACAACAGCTTTAACACCTGATGTTTGACCTGTGATTATTTTATCTCTGAATTGAGTTAGATAAGAAGTGACATTTGTATTGCCAAATAGATCTTCTAGTTTTGCAAAATGTACTTGATTATCAAAATTGACTTCTCCTGGAACAACCATTGATCCGTTTTTAAAGACATGGTTTCCAAAACGACTAATTTGATTTTGAAGGATTGTTTGAAGTTGAGTTAATTCACGTGCTTGTACTGCATATCCTGGACGAAACAATACACGAAGGAATTGTTTTGACTCATTAAAGTCATCAAAATATGGAGTGACGTTAAAATTTATACTCATGCTTCTTTATATAGTTGTTAAGAAAGTAGAAACTAAATTCTACATTTCTACGATAATTTTAATATCTTCGATTTGATCGATAGCACGATTGATTGGTCTACGATTTTCAACATAGATTACATCACCACTATCTGGCTGTATTTCTGGATTTGTTAAAGAGCCAGAAGTAAATGTCACAGCAGTTGGTGTAGTATTATCAGTAGCATACATCGTCACTGTTTCAGCAGCTTGAAATGCTACACCAGTTGGATTGTCTGTACGTGTTTGAATATATCTAATAGTTGTATTCGCTGTATCAATGCTAGTAATTCTTCCTTTAGCACCTGATGTACCACCTATGATTAGTCGGTCATTTAATAATGTGCCAGCTAATGCAGAATAAGCGATTGATTTAGATGCTGTTCTTGTTGAAAGAGTTGCAGGTGTTGTTGAACCGAAATTGTAAGGATCACGTATTAATGTAATACGACGATAATCATTATCAACTGGGAAGTCGCCTGATCCATCATTGTATTCTAATCTTACGTTCATCATTACATAGAATCCACCTAATTCTTTTATAGCATCAGAACCATGTCCACCTTTTGGTGAAATGATTGCAGTTGCAGAAGCATTCGCTCCACCACCACCTGAAAATGTCACAGTGGCATAAGTGTATCCTGAACCACCTGAAGTAATATCTACTCGTGTAATTGTGTTTGTACCAGCATCACGTACAGCAGTTGCTGTAGCACCAGTTCCATCACCTGTGATTGCCACAGTTGGAGTACTTGAATAACCAGATCCTGCATTCACACGAACTATATTATCAATACGTCCATCGACTGCAGCTTGTTCGACTAGATATTGATTGTAATACGCATCAGTTGTTCCAGGATTAGAAATAAGACGTTTAACTGGGATAAAATCGGTAGAAACGAATTTTAAAACATTAGCAGGAGATACTGTAAACATATATTTCCAAGCATAACCATCAGCTGTAGAAAATATAGCAGTTCCTGTTCCAGTTGGTTTATTTACAGAAGCAACAACAGTACCAGCTGTATTTCTATTATCTATAACTTTGTAAACGTTATATTCATCTGTAATCACGAAAAAGTTTGCATTAAATAAAGTAGCAGGAGTAGTTGCACCACCTGAAGTTATATTTACTCCAGCAGTCGTACCATTATAATCATGACGATAAATGTCATAATAATTTCCTGATGTCCAATCTCTTCTTGGGATTGCTAATATTACATCAGATGCTTGTACTCGCTTTAAAGCGATCATATCATCCCAGTAATATAATTCGTCGCCGACTGTATCTGTTGGTGTATCTGGTAAGTTATCATCAGTCCAACTTTGTGGACGACCTATACCAAGATATATTGATGTTGGGGATGCTTCATCGAATCCCTCTAAAAATGATTGCGCATTATGAATGCGGAATTTGTTTGAAATAATTGCTGCCATGGTTATTTTTCCTTAATGTTTATGTGTATAAGTCGAATAATAAATTGTTATTATCCCATTTGTAAATAGATGCATCCATTTCTACACTGTCTGCATCCATAGTAAATGTATCATCAAACGTAAATCGAGCATCGTCTGTCGAGAATCTTAAAGCTGATGCTGGAAGCCTGATAATACCAATCTCTGATTCAATTGCAAAATTAACTTGCCTATAAGGGTTATTTAGTATTTCTCCTACAGTTATGTTAGTAAAATCTTTAATTTGAGTATTACCATAATTCCAATAATTGAAGTTTGGATTTGGGTAAGTATTTACTAATCCATATGTACCTGTTGTATATGCAGGAGTTCCATCACTGTTTGCAAATTTAGTACCTGCAACACTTGGTTTATGAGTAAATTTATATCTTTCAAGATCAACTAAATTTATACCATATCTTCTTGCACTTCCATCGAAAGCAGGAGTTGATTTATTAAGTAAAGTGACTGGATTTCTAACCAGTGCAGTTGCTTTTGTTAATAATTTAGCAAGATTAATTTCAAGCTGTTTCGCTTGTTCGAACCCTATAACTGCTGCCCTTAAATCCAACAAATACACTTCTTGTGGTGTAAGATTTGGAAAGTTTAATGTTGGTAAGAATTCTGAAGTTAATACACTTATATTTAGTGCCGAAACTACAAAGTCTGTTATACTTAAAACTACCTGATTCTTACTTAAACTAGCAAACATCTCACCAGCTGTACGAGCATTACCAACAGCTTTCATTTTCATGTCTATTAATTGACGAATTTGATAGTTTAATATTTCTCTTCGAAGAATAATTGGAGTGGATATACTGTTTTTAATTTTAACTTCTCCAAATAAAGCCAGACCAATAGGATGTAATAGTTTTTTTACAGCATCACGATATAGATTAATACTTTGTCCTACTTTTACAACATATGAAAAATCTTGATAATAAAGAGAGTCTTGAATACGTTTAGAACTTTCTGATATTTGTCCATCTGAAGAACTAAATCCACCAACTTGAGAAGTGACTGCATTTACTCTTACTTGAATATTTGGATTTGATATAGAACAAATAGTTGCAGTTGTATTAGAAGTTAAACCTTTAATTCTCATATTATGCTGGAATTGTCCTGATTCTTCTTTTACAAATATATCAGCATCTTCATCTAATACATAACCACTCTCATCTTCTTTTAAAAATCCACTAAAAGATGTTCCTTCTTTTAATTTAATTAAATGTGTATCATTATCTATTTTTTCCAATATAGCTTGAGCAACTTGTTGTTTCTCATCTAAAAATTTATCACCATTTTCTAAGATTAAATTATCGTCAGTATTTCTTTCTAAACGAATTGATTGTGGTAAGCTTGTAATAGTTTCACCTGTTAGAAAACTTCCTGATGGATTTTTAATAACTACTGAAAGAGGTACAAAAAAATAAGGAGGGTTTATGTAATCAAATCCACTCTCAGAAGTCACAATGTTTGTGATTCTACCAATACTGTTTGATGCTGCTAATATTTTACCATTTGCTCTTCCAGATCCAGTTGGTAAAGAACAAATAGGAAGTTTGCTGTAGAAAGCACCACCCGAAAGTAAAGTTGCTCTCTTAATTGCACCCGAATTTGAAGACTCAATATCAATATCTCCTAATTCTTCTGAAAGTAATTTTCCTGAATTATTTTCTAATAAAAAAGAATCTCTATCGACTTCTGAAACAAATCCAGTTGCAGTTAATGTTGGTGATAATTCTGGTCCACCAGTTCCTGTATTATTAAAACTAATTACATCACCTATTTGATAACCAGTACCACCTGCTGCTACAATTAATTCAGAAACAGATCCAGGAGAAACTGCTCCTACTTCTGAACGAGCAAGAACTCCTGTTGGTGAAGAAAAATAAATTATGTCTCCAATATTACTATAAGTTCCACCTTGATTATTGATAATTGAAAATTGTTGAATGATTGGTAATACAGTACAAACTATTGAAGTGTTATCAACAAAAGATGTTCCAGTAATAGTGTATGTTTGAATATCATTTGTTTGCTTAAATGTTCCTATGATACTATCTTTACTTAATGTTAATTCAGCTATGTCTTGTGTTAAATAACGAAAAAGAATTACATTTTCTACTCGAGCTGTTGCTCTTTCTATATCGCCATTTGGGAATATTCTTGTTTGAGTAATTAATTGTCCTAATAAATTACGAGCATCACCTGTAGTAGAAATAACACGAATTAATTGTCTTTCACTCCATTTACCATCTGATACACGAAGCATGTCAACTTTAGGAAAATACACTTCAGCATCTTCATTAAATAATATGCGAAAAAGAAACTTATATGAAGCTTCTGTTCCTTTTGAAGAGTATAAATCTTTAATGTGTTTCGCTAAGAATCTTTTATCTGATATAACTTCTCTTGGAATACTCTGCATCACTTCTCTTGAAAAATATTCAACAAACATATTGACTGTGTTATCAATATCTCTTATATCTTCTAAATGTTGTTGTGGGTAAAAATTTTCAAGCCATTCGTAGTATGCTTTTAGAAAGTCAATAAACTTTTGATTATCATCCCTTACAAATTCAGGGACTTGTTTATTAACTACTATTGATGCTGTTGCTTTTACTGAAGCTGGCATAGTTTTTATCTACTGTTTGTGAATATAAAATCTTTTCCTGATACACTTTCACCAGAAGCAATTTTATCAGATATAATATTTACTTCTATATCTTGTTCTCTTATAAATGCTAATTGATTTCTAACAGATATTACGTCATAAGAAGCAGGCTCTATTCTAAAAGTTATTTTACCATTAGTGTCACCTTGTGTTATATTGATGCTATCAATTGATATTTTACCAGTTGCATAATTTACTGTACCAATATATGATGGTGTGTAAATTTTAACGTTTGCAGCAGTAAGATAAAATAATCTTAAATTACCGATTGCATTGTCTTCGATATAATATGTATCTGTGCTTCCTGCTATTTTAAATCCTGATGTTGATAAAGAAATAGAAGCATTTTGTGTTGAAGTTGGTCTATAAATTGGATTATTTAATGAGAATGTATATTTTGTATTCGTATTAAATTGTGGTGTTAAAAGATACTTTAATTG